ACGAACCGACCGATTTTCTTCAGGAAGACACCCTTACCTTCCAGAACAGATTGCAGGCACAGAATCTTGTTGGAAGCAAGGTCAATCTCATCCAGCAAGAGGATTGCACCACGCTCCAGTGCCTCAGTCACAGGACCATTGTGCCAAACAGTCTCACCATTCACAAGACGGAAACCACCGATAAGGTCGTCTTCATCGGTCTCAATCGTGATGTTGACGCGAATCAGTTCACGCTTAAGTTGGGCACACGCTTGCTCCACCGAGAACGTTTTACCGTTACCCGAAAGACCCGTAATGAACGTAGGATAAAAGAGACGGGACTGAACAATTTTTTTGATATCGTTAAAATTACCAAACTTGACGAAGGTATCATCTTTATCAGGAATAAGGTTTTGTTCCACAGCGGGGAGAGCAGCGGGGGCTTGATAAGAACGCTCAATCTCTTCAACACGTTCTTGAGTCACTTCCAGATTCCAACGCCCACGAGAAGTCTTGAAAGGTTCCAGGCGACGGGTCACGGTCTGGTAGTTGAGACTACGAGAAGCACAGAAACCCTTCAGGTCACCAGAAGTAATTTCAGAACCGTACAGTTCTTTGATGGATTCAATCAGTTGGGCGTCGTTCACAGAAGATTTGCGAGGCATGGTGTAGTTGGGTCGTTTGTTTCAACAGACTTATTATACACACAAAAAAGGGGCAACCGAGTGCCCCTTGTGACGGTTTGGAAAGTGGTTGCTCAGAGATCAACCTTTTTAGGGGCTTCAGCAACTGCTGGTGTTGGTGCTGGAGCAACTACTGGAGCTGGAGCAACCACTGGAGCTGGGGCAACGACTTGTTCAACTTTTGGAGTTTCTACAACAACTGGAGCTGCTGGTTTTGGTTGGAATAAATCGGTAAATCTACTCATCGTCGGTAATAGAATTCGGCAAAGTATTTATCAGGCGACCAATTCCACAAACTCACCCAGAATTTTCTTGTTCATCTTTTTAGTTTTGAGACTCTTCACAAAAGCAGATTTGATTTGTGCCTTTGTTGCATCCTCCGCAACGGCAAACTCAGAATCTTGAGAAAGAGTGCTCGCAGACAGACCGAAATAGGAATGATACCCAGAGTTCTTGAGGGTAAATGCCTTCTCTTTTTTCCAAGCATTCATCACCTTATCATACTCCGAACCATAATATCCACAATAACGGCGAATAAAATGACCAGCATCACGGGACTCAAGAACACGAATACCGATAAAGTTAATATCAGTAAACTTGTCCCGCAGATTGTGAAGAAGAACCTCAGTGAATTCTTGCTTCTCAGAATCACAAGAATAAGTCATTCCAGTCTTACGGTCACGAAGGAAGGCATTGAAACCAATGTGAGCAGTGCCCATAAAAGGGTCATCCTCCCAGCGGCGTTGAACCTCACGATGATATTTCACAAGGCAACCCTCCCCGTCAGTCAGAACCACACACTGAACTTTCTGAAGTTTGTTCTCCTTCTGGAACTTAGGGAGAATCTGATGAAGAGAAATCAGTGCCTCATTCAAAGGAGTGCCTGAAAGATTCATTCCCAGAGGGGCAGAATAGTAGCAGTGAGAGTTATAGCAGAAAGATTTAGCAAGACGGAAGATGTTCTTCATCTGTTCTTCCAGAGTGTTTGCATTCACTTTGCTGGTGAGAAGGTTCATCATAGAGAACCATTCACCAACCTGAACAAGACCATCCCTCTTCTTATAGGCAAGTTCACGAATGTTTGCCTTACCATCCTCGTCATACCTCACCAGAGGATAATCGCTGGTGAAGGCATAAACCTCAAACGGAATCGCAACTTTCTTACAGAACCAAATCAGGTTGAAGAGTTGCTTGACTGTATCCAGCATCACATTGGACATAGAACCAGACCAGTCCAGAACGAACACCAGACCGTGATTCTTGCCGTCAGCGAGAGTTGTAACCTTGCGGAAGATATCTTCATTGTACTTGTAGGTATGCAGTTTGGAGCAGTCCAAAACACCAGTACGGGCAGTTGATGCACGGGCATAGGAGTCTGCTGCCTTGCGGCACTCAAACTCTTTCACCAGATAGTTGACTTCCTTCTGAGCAGAACGCTTGAATTCCACATACTGCTTATCAACTTCACCAAAGATATTTTCATATGTCCATTCGCGTTCTTCAAGAAAATTACTCCAATATTCTTTACACTTGGAATGAATCTCCGAATTAGGAACAATCACCTTATCCAAGTCAAGTTGAGGCAGTTCAAGGTAAACATTCTCAGAAGAATCATTACCCACAAGTTCTTTCAGTGCCTCTTCCAGAGAGTCCATCGTCTTGACTTCAGGTTCTTCATTCTTCTCACCACCTTCATTTGTGGGTTGCTGTTGCTGCTGAGAATTCTCATCAGAAGTAGCAGCACCATCAGAACCTTCAGATTCAGGTTGCTCACTTTCACCTTGCTCCTGGTCAGTAAAATCAGAAGCGGGTTGATTATCAGCACCACCCTGCTGCGACTCAAGATTGTCCAGAGAAGTCTTTGTTTCTTCCTGTTGCTTCTGCTTACAATACTTATAGAGTGCCTCTGCAGCAATCAGAACATCGGCAAAGGTCTCAGTATCGGCAATCAGATTGATGATTTCAGTCTCTTCACCACGCTCAACAGGAATATCTACATAGTTACCAATCTTGAACCACAGGTTTGCACGGTCAGCAAGATTATAAGTTTCCAGATTATCATCTTTGATTTGAAAGAAGTCATCATCGGCAAGTTCCTTGTAACCGTTATAGAAAGTCTTGGCGAGACCAGCATAACGACGCTTCATCAGTTTCTCAATACGAGCATCCTCCACCACATTCACAAACTGTGGCGGAATCTTGTGCTCCTTCAACCAATCCTCATCAGGCGTATAGAGAGCGTGACCCACCTCGTGACCCACCAGAAGGTCATAGACGGTGTTGCTTGCCTTCTCCCACATCGGCAGAGTCAGCACACGGGTGTGAACATTGAAGCAAGCAGTCTCCACTTTCTTGTGCTCAACCACAAGATCTTCGGTAGCAAGAAGTTTGGCGAGTTGAGACTTGATTTCGTGGCGGACGGTCATAGATTTGTTGCGTATGAAGTCATTATACAAAAAAAGAGGGTGGTGAGACCCTCTAATGGACAGTTTGGAAAGTGGTTTCTAGTCGTGCTCACCCATTGCCTTTTGTTTACGGAGTTTCTTAGCACTCTTAGTTACACCACCAGGACCCTCTGAAGGATAATCGTGGTCTTGACGAGTACTTACACCATGAGCAGCACCTGCTCTTGCTCTCTCCCTATCATCAGAAGTCATTCCTTTTCTTGGGGAATCATCTGGAGTTCTATTAGCAGGATTAGTTCTTCTTAACATTTTCTTGAGGAAAGGCTTTCTCTTTGCAGTCATTCTAGTTTGTCTTGCTGCACCATATGCCTTTGGAGTAGCACCGTAGGAACCTTCTTCTTCATCTAGAACTTCTTCAACAATACTCTGCTTCCACTCTTCACTCATATTCGCCATAATAGCAAGAGCTGCCTTATTGGTGTCTGCGTAACCTTCGGCAACTAGGTGCTCAAGGATGTAGTCAAAAAGGTCGGTTTCTTCTGCACGAAGTTTTGCTAATACTGCACCAGCAACTTTCTTACCACGCTCTTCGGAACCATAACGCTTACCTGCTTCTTTAGCAATCTTTGCAAATGCTTTACCAGGCTTACCAATATCTTCGCCTGCCCTTGCTGCTTTTGCAGAGTATGTTGCTTCATCAAGTTCTCCAAGTGCTTTTGCTTTACGAACTTTATTTGGTCTTAACGCACCACCGTGTCCAGTTTCCCCATAAGCAGCATCTCTTCTTGCCGCTCTTTCTGGTGCTTTTTCTGGATTGTGAATACCTGCTCTGCGAGTAGGTGAAGTCTTTTCTGCTTCACGCTTATCTTTTTGCTTTTGACGACTTCTTTGTTGCTTGAAGTCTTTCATCGTCATACCTTCATCAAGTTGCTCTACTTCCTGTGAAGTATAAACAGAATTAAAGGCTTCTAGCAACCCAGCGTATTCTTTTTGAATATCCATTTTTATAAAGACTTTTTAGATATTTATAAAAAAGAAGCGTCCCGTGAGAGACGCTTCTTGAGTGCTTGGCGACGTGCCTTTGCTTGTCGGAGTGCTTGCGGTTTGAGTTTCCGCTTCTGCTCCTTTTTACTGTGATGCTGCCAGTTTGGAGTGTTCATTGGTCTTGTGTTGATGTGGATAGATTACTATCTGCATTTACGGAAGTCAAGGAGTCCAGTTGAGAAAGTGTCCTATTCTTATATCTGTTTAGTGCTGCCTGCCTTATTTTTTCTTTTGCTTCTGGTGAGTGGGTTTTACCTTTCATAGGATTATTCTCACACATTTTTAAACTCATATTTTTTTTAAACTCATCACTTTGAGTTTTACCATACATTCCATTTTTTTCTCCAGAATTTTTTCTTCTGGGATCACCTTTCATTTTTTCAATAGTTTCTTGGGAATGTTTTTTTCCCAACATAGGTGGCGTCTTTTCTTTTAATTTTTCTATTGTTTCTGGGGAGTGTTTCCAACCAGAATTTATAGTCATTCCTCCACCACCAAGAGAAACATTTAATAAATTAGAATTTTCAGAAATATATTTTATTTCTAAGTTTTCAATATAAGAAGCATCTTCACTTTGTTCCAAAATAGATAGTTCAAAATTTTCAATCCCGTATTTTCTAATAGAATTATAAAATTTGGGACAGTCATTTTTCTTTTTTTCAGTTTTATATGCATACTGATGTTTTTTCCACCTTTCTTCTGGTTTAAGAGAAGTTATACCGATGTATTTTTGCCCTGTAATTTTATTCTCAATGCAATAAAGACTATACACTGAACTAAATGAGAACTGAACTATAATTATTTATAAAATACTAAAGTTCAGTTTTATATGAAAACCCACTTTTCTTCTCAAATTTAATAGTGGAATCAAACTTATCTTGAAGATCTGTTTTATGAGAAATTACAAAAACATTAGTATCTTTAACTACATATCTAATAATTTTTAAAAATTCATCGGCACCAAAACCATCAAGAGAAGAGTCAAAAACTTCATCAAATAAAAGAATATTACAATTTACGGAGTTTTTGACTCTTGCAACTTCACGCCAAGCAAACAGCAAACTCAAATCAATTCTTGCCTTTTCACCTTCAGAAAATGAAGAGTATGAGAAATCTTCGTGAATAGGAGACTTAACACTTTCATTAAATTCTGAATCCAATTCAAAATTAATGTAAAAATCCATCATCTGAAGATAACGATTCACCTGCTGATTTATGAAAGGAAGATACTTCTTGATGATCTTTGTCTTTACGCCATCATCCTTGAGTAAGGAATAGGCAAAATCGTAATAAACGATTTCTTCTTTTTTCTTTGAAAGGTCTTCAAATGTTTTTTGGAGATTTTCTTTGAATTCTTCTAACTTCTCATGCTCAGTATTTCGGTTTTCAAGTTGATTGGTAATAGTTTGAATTTCATTTTCAAGATCTCGGATTTGTCTCTGGTTGAGGGAAATCCTAGTATTGTTTTGAGAAATCTCATGATTGAGTTTCGTAATCTCCTTAGATAGAGCAGTGAATTGACGCTCTCGTTCCTGTTCTAACTTTATAGTCTCCTCAAGTTCTTGAAAACCTTTCTGGAGTTCCTTTGCTTTATTTTGAGCGTCTGCAATTCTATCTAGGCGAAATCTTTCATCAATATCCTGAGTGCAGGTAGGGCAGACCGTATTTTCTGTAAAAAACTTATGCTCTTTAGTAATAACAGATACTTTCTGGGAAATTTTACCTTTGAGATTGTTTAGTTTTACTAACTTATCATCAGCACCAATAAGTTCTTCCTGTTCTGCAGTATACTTAAAAATATCTTCCTCAATACCAGAGTTATCCTTCATATAAACGCCAATTTCTTTGTCTAGATTGGTAATCTTTTCCTTATTGGAGTTTATATTGGCGTTACCACGATTCTCCAACTCTTCGATGAAGTTTTGCTGCATCTTCATCTTGTCTTTCAAATTTTCTTTACGCAACTCAAGAGATTTAACTTGATCTTTCTGTGTGCGAATTCTATCCTTGATGAGATTATTCATCGCAGAGAAGATGCGAATATCCAAAAGATCTTCAATCACTTCACGACGATGTGCCGTTGGAAGTTGCATAAACGGTACAAAGGTACTGCTACCCAGAATCACAATCTGAGTAAAAGACTTGTAGTTTACCTTGAGAATATTCTCTTCCAGAATTCTCTGATTCGCACGGTCATCTGCTTCCTTATGCAGAGATTGACCATTTACTTCAATATCAAAAACATTTGGTTTGATACCGCGACGAACAAGATAATCACGATTATTCGCAGAAAACTCAATTTCAACCAGACAATCCTTTTCGTTAGTTGTGTTGACTAGTTGAGGTTTATTAATTTTTCTAAATGGTTTATTGAAAAGAACAAAAGTAAGTGCATCCAGGATTGTAGATTTACCTGCACCATTTGTTCCAATAATCAAATTGGTATTGTTTTTTTCAAAATCAACTTCAGTCCACTGATTTCCCGTGGAGAGAAAGTTTTTCCATTTAATCTTGTGAAATACTAACATTTTTAGGAGGAATTACGATATCGTCAGGAGTGATCACAGCATACTTGTAATTATACAGTTTACAAGTCTTTATTGCAAGGTCGTCGTCAACTTCAACGACATCCATTTCTTGATCTTCTTGGTCTTCAAGCATCAATGCATAACGAGTAGCATCGTCTTCTTCTTCAAAGAGAAATAAGACTTTATGCCCATATTGATCTTGAACGGCATAGGCACCATCGTCCTTTCTATCTTTGAGAGTGAGAAGAAACATTTATTCTACCTCGCAAGCTTGTCGATAAAGATCTTGAAAAATACCTTTGATAACATTCTTATCAAATTCAAATTCTGCTTCGTCAATATAGCGATTTAGAATAGACATTGTATTTTCTTCTTCATCAATCTCAAAATCTTCGTTCTCTTGAATTTCAAAATTTTCTACGATTTTGAGATCTTGGATTCCCGCAGTGTAAAGTTTATCAATAAACTTCTCAAAATCTTTTGGTTTGGATTTTTTGCGGACAATCACCTTTACAATTTTGTTTTCATATTCAGTTGTATCAAATATTTGATACGGAGTATCCTCATAATAAATGTTATAGAATAATTTATAAGGATTGTTGATTGGAGTATGCTCTAGAGTTTCGGTATCAAAAATATGAAATCCCCGAGTATCGTTTACATCCGTCCAATACATTTCATAAGGATTGCCTAGATAGAAGACTTTTCCATTGTTTGATCGAGTGTGATAGTGTCCCGAGTAGACCCGTTCGAACTTCTCAAATAGTTTGCTTTCCAAACCATGCTCCATGATGAGTTGTCGATTAACTCTAAATCCTTGGAGCTCCAAGTGCCCCAACGACACCCGGCAAGTAGTCTTTTCAATAGTTTTGAGAGTTTTTGTTTCATTTTCTTGATTAATCCACGGTAAAAATAAAATGTCTAGTCCACCAATATTAACTTCTGCCGCGTCACTATAAGTCCTTATATTAGAGTAAGTCTGAAGAAGAAGTTCTGGAGAGTTTACACTATTGGTATTCTTATAGTAAGTATCATGATTACCAATAATCATATGAACTTCATATTTTTTAAGGGGGTCAAACACAACCCTCTTTGCCCATTCAAGACTTTGATAGTCAATTGATTTGCGACTATCAAAGGCATCTCCCATATGAATGACTGCCTCTACTCCATGCTCTTCAAGGGCGGGGAAAAATACATTCTTGTAAAAAGTTTCAAAATAATCATGAAGATGTTTAGATCCTTTTTTCGCACCGTAATGGGTATCGGTGATGATTGCTACCTTCATTTATTGCGGTATTGAATGGCGTCTTTGATGCTATTATACTCCGAACTGTGCCCAGAAAGCAAGCTGTCGTCAACCATCATAACCTCATCAAACCCAGTTCGTTCGATGATCTTGGTCTTAATATCCAGTTGCTTCTTTTCCTTTTGAATTCTCCTCAGGAATGCGTAGTGAATAATCTGAGTGAAATAAGCGAAAGGATTCTTAGACTTTTCTGGATCAAAGTTATGAATGTACTGGACACAGTTTTCAATTCCATCAGAAATCATATCCTCACGGAACATATAATTCACAAAGTTTGGTTTATATGAAAGGTGAGTGGCGATCTTGAGAAAACATTCGCCAAGATAATTCGGAATCGGTGGTTTACCTTCCCAATGCTTACCCCTATCTTCCTTAGTGGGGTTTCTATTGAATTTCTCATTGAATGACTTTTCAACTTTAGAGCGATAAACGACCATCGCTTCTAAAAGTTCTTTGTTATTCACATAATGTTCAGTTTTCTTCTTAGGCATAGCATTGGATTTATATCATATAGGTTATGCTTATTATACCACAACTATGGGGGCTTGACAAGTGGTGAAAATGTGTGTAGACTACCTTTGTCCCGGTTGAAGATCAGATTCTAGCTTTCT